GAGGAAAATATTTAGATAATCTTGTCGCATTTAAGGGGCTTATCCGAAAAGAAGCAGAAAAAGCCAAGACAGTAATAAGATTTGAAATTAGTTCACCCCTTGACTTTGCCCTATCAATTCCTAAGGGGACAAGAGTCACAAATGGCAATAATATTTTCTTTGAGACAGAGCAGTATGCAGAAATTAAACCAGGGGAAACATTTAATGAAGTTGCTGCTTTATGTACGGAAAAAGGTATTAAAGGCAATGGAATAGGAGAAGGAGAGCTAAACATCATAATCAATCCAATACCTTATGTGGTAGCAGTAAGAAATATGAAGATAACCTCAGGAGGTCGTGAAGATGAAAGCGATGAGGAGCTGGCAGAGCGTTATCTTGATGTATCTGAAATCTATTCAACTACAGGCAGTGAGGGAGCTTATAAATACTTTGCCAAGCAGGCTGATAAAGATGTTGAGGATGTGATTGTAAAATCTAAAGAAGATGCAACGGTTGAACTAATAATGTCCAAAAAGGGTAGCGGTCTACCTGACGAGGGATTACTTACCAGAGTAAAAGAATACCTGGAAGACGGGAACAGGAAACCGCTTACAGACAAAATACAGGTAAAAGCTCCTGAAAAACTAGAATATAATGTAAAACTCACATATTACATTAGTTCAGATAAAAAAGCATTAGTGGATAAAATCAAGTCAGATGTGGATACAGCCATACGAACATTTAATTTATGGCAGACAGAGAAGATAGGCAGAGATATTAATCCATCATACCTTACGAGTAAGCTTATGGAAACCGGCATAAAAAGAGTAGACATAGTTGCGCCTACATATACTATAACTCCTGTTGAGTCTATCCCGGTTGTAAAAAACATCGATGCCATATATGGAGGGCTTGAAGATGATTGATATTGAAAACAGCAACATAATATATATGTTGCCATCACACTTAAAACAAAAGCCTGAAATACAGGCTATTGGCGCAGCGTTAAATATACAGGCTAAAAAGGTACTGAGCTTATGTAATCGGATTAGCTTGTATTCCAAAATAGATGAATTGGACGGAGAGATTTTGGATATATTGGCTGCCGAACTAAAAACACAATTCTACAATACTGAGTTTCCTATAGAAATTAAAAGAGGCCTCATAAAGAATGCTCTCAAATGGTATATGAAAGTAGGAACTCCAAAAGCCATTGAAGAGCTGGTTAAGGTTGTATTTGGGCAGGGGAAAATAGTTGAATGGTATGAATATGGCGGGAAGCCGTTTAGGTTTAAAGTCATCACGAACGCAACCATAGATGATACTAATATTGAGAAGTTTAACGAAATGATACGAAATGTAAAAAATGCAAGAAGTATTCTTGAAGCTGTTGAGAGCATCAGGAATATAGAAACATCGTATAAGTACGGCTCATATACCTATGGGTATTATGAAGCACCAGATATAGAATAAGGGAGGTAAATAAATATGCCAATGCCATTTCTAAAAGCGGTTACTACAGAAAAAGGGGTAGAGCTTCTCAACCGCTCCCAGGCAGGAGAGGGAAGTATAACTTTTTTTGCTATAGCAACGGGAAGCGGGGTGTATAGCAACATGGAGAAGAATCCTGAAAGCCTTAAAAAGACCACTAACCTTAAGGCAAGTAAAAACTTTTATAAAATATCAGAGGTTAGAAAAGAGGGAGCAAATAGCGTTAAGGTTACAGCGGTTATAGGCAACCAAGATCCAGTCACTAAAGAAGCTGTGGTTACTGAAGGATATAACATCAATGAAATAGGTCTCTTTGCAAAAATAGAAGGCGACTCAGAGAACACACTTCTAAGCATTGCAGTAACAAGCGGAGAGCAAGGAGATTATCTACCGGCTTTTACCGGAAAAGAAACTGCACAGATTATACAGAATTACATAGTATCAATCAGTAATGACCTTGAAATTAGTCTAAAGTATTCGGATGGAGCGGTAGCGTTTAAGAAAGATGTAGACAGACAACTGGAAGAGTTCGGTAATAAAACAGATGGTTTTGACAAAAAAGACGTGGATATATCACCCGATGGTAACACTATAACAGTAGTAAGGGGTGATAAAAAAATAGTAACTGAGGTTGTATCAGATACACAGTTAGTGAAGAAGCTGTATGTAAAGAATGTATTGATAAAGACCAAAACCACAACATTTTCTGAAAATTATACAAAAGTAAGGGAGGTAATTGAGTAATGAGTAATTGGGAAGAGTCTTTGTGGGTTGTAAACAGGATAGGGAATAAGTTGAAAGAATTTATGACAGGATTTAGAGAGCAAATAAAAAGTATGTTTGCTCCGACTGAAAATCTTGTGAAAGGTTTACATAGTAATTTGATAATCCCTAAAGACAAACCTGTGAATATAACGAGTTTTAATAATAATATAAATATCTCAGGTAAGGGTTATATTATTAGTATTGGTTTCTGTCCGACAATAGGCACAAGTGTAACCGATATTAAATTAAGTGTCGATGGTGTAACTAAAATTAAGTTTCCTGATATTAGCACTGGCTATACTGGATATGGTCATTATAGCCATAATTCGAACAGGGCATTGGTTAATCATGATATGGTTATACCATTCACACAGAATGCAGCAATAAGTGTGGGAATCGCTTATGGTGGAGAATATGGTAACACTTTAGAAGGCTATATAGTGTATGTACTCACAGACTGATATGGAGGTTAAGTATGAAATATATACAAGAAAATGGCTTTATATATTGTGTTGAACAAATTGGTAAAGCTGAAATAAAATCGGGTATAGGTAATGATAAAAGATTGGAACTTATTTCAGAAAACAATGCTGAAAAAATCTATCAATGGCAAAAATTTGACATTGAAAAAGGGGAATATGTCGCGGATGAGGAGAATACTGATAAAGCAGAGATTGATGGTAAAGAGTACAGGGCTGAAAAAGGGAGAATAGTTGTAATAAAAGAACTTTCAGAATCGGAAGTTAAAATTAAAGAACTTGAAGATACTCTCAATACATTAGGCAAGCAGCTTGTTAAAGAGAAGATAGAAGGCATCAAAAAAGATAAAACGATATCCGAATTGGGTAAGCACGAGACTAAACTAAGTATGGATTTAATGCGCATGAAAAATGAAGTAAATGCACTTAAACAGTCTTTTGAAAAAGATAAGAAGGGAGGTGAGTAATTTTATGGATTGGTGGAAAACATCGTATACTAATGGTTGGGTGACCAAAGAGGAATTAAGATGGGTAGTTATTACACCCGAGAACCCTTTCGGAGACATCACGAAAGAGCAGTATAAAGAGATTACAGGAGTAGATTTTGACAAGGAGGTGTAATCGAATGACAATCTTCAACTGGTTAGCCTTATTCAGTATACCCACACTTATGGCAAGTTTGTGGGCGCACTTAATAAGGCGAATTAAACACAGTGATGAGCAGACAAAGGCATTGCAGAGAGGAGTGCAGGCTCTCTTAAGAGAGCGATTAATTCACTCATATCGTAAATTCTTCAAGCTTGGATTCGTGGACTACAACGATAGACTAAACGTTGAGAATATGTATCAGCAGTACCATAGTCTTGGGGAAAATGGAGTAATGGACGATATGCACCATCGCTTCATGAATCTTCCCATAGGCTCTGAGCAGAAAGTAGAGGATGAGACATGAGTAGAAAAAAGACTGCAAAGAACGAAAAGAAAGGTAAAAAGGCGGATTTTCAAAAGCTATAATATCGCTAGTGGTACTTATGAATATAGCCTTTACTGTGGCAGTCCTGTATGTCTTCTTAAAGACTTCAAGTGAACCTGTAGCCTTGGTGGGTGCTTGGTTTGCCTTTACAACAGGCGAGTTGTGGATGCTTAGCTCCATCAAAAAAGTAAAAGTAGAGAAAGGAGATAATGAAGATGAACGAGGTTAAGATTGATTGGAAGAGGAAACTTACATCAAGAAAATTTTGGGTTGCAGTTATAGGCTTTGTAACTGCCGTTATGGTGGCTCTGAACATTGATAAGATGACTGCTGAGCAGGTTGCAGCCATTATATCCGCAATGGGCACTCTTGTAGCTTACATTATAGGCGAGGGAATGACCGACGCCGCACATATTAAGGAGGGCAAATAGATGATTAAAGTAGGTTCAGCAAGGATAGATGAGCATAATAATGCCGTGGGTGGCAAGGCTGGCGACCAGACGGGTAAAGAGGTAGCTATTGAGCCATATTACAACCACAGATTAGGCTGGTATATGCTCCGGGCTAAAGATTCCGATAAAGCAAGAAAGATAGGTCTTGCAATGACTGAAGCTTGCTTAAATGATAATATAGGCTATGACCAGTCTGGCAGATATGATGTAATTGAGTACTTAAAAATCTATGGCAGGTTGGCCAAAATAAATAAACCTACTGAGGCAGATTGCTCTAGTTTAGTTAGGGCTTGCTGTATTCAGGCAGGTATAAATGTAGGAGATTT